ATTTCCACCCGTTGTATAACCACCACCGTTTGCTACTTCGTTTGAGGTTGTGTACGCGGTAGTCGCATTGCTCAAGGTCGCAGCACTGGTATAGAGCGCAATCTTGTATGTGTCGGCTGAAAAATTCTGTGCGCCGTTCAGAAGTTCTACCTTGAACGAGTCCGCCATTCCTTGGGTAATTGCCATTTTTTGCTCCTAGTAAAGTTTAAGGATTAACCTTGATTTTTGCTTGTCCGTCCCTGTAAGCATCGCCGCGCTCAAGGCCAGTTCCCAAACGATTTAACTGCTGCATTGCCTCATTGTACTTGGCATTATAGGCTGCCAGCATATCTGCTTCGCCCTTCATGTACGTGTACGCCTCAACAAGGGTGCCATACAACAATACGGGTGAGTAATTATCTCCAAGCCATGAAGTGCCAGCGGTGACAATCGACTGAGGATAGTAAAAATAATGTAATTCTGCGCCGTAGTTTGCGTCTGGCGTAGGTCCAAGAATAAACGTAAGTTCGTTTGGATCATTTAAACGTGAGCCAAATAAGGCGTAGTACCGTGGTTTACCAGTAGCCGTTGGGCTTGGGTATGCCTGCCGAATGAAGTTAACATCTTTGTTAAGTAGGTACTCATATTCCCCAGTAACGGTGTCAATCACCGCCAATGAAAAGCTAGATAGGTAATCATTTGGGCAAGCTAAGTACTTGTTGCTGGCAGTGCATGTACCCGTAACGTTTTTGCGCAAAGAAGGAATCTGCACCGTGTTGTATATACGGCGCTCTGCCTGCTCAATAAACGTGTTGATCTGGGTCGTAACGGATACAGAACTCCCGTTAGCCAATATCATTGGCGGGAATTGGTTCTCCGTATACGACTGGATCTGCGCAAAAAGCTCGTTGTAGTTCATTAGCCCATCGGTCCTCTAGCCATTACACCCTTGGTAGCTGCACCAGTACCACGGGTCTTAATGCCTGATGTTTTAACTTCGTCGTTTTGGCTCTTAGAAAAACCACCTACTGACATCTTTACGCCATCTACGCCGTTGCCTTTTTTAACTACAGCGCTTTCTGCGGTGGTGATCTTCTTGCCAGACATGGTATGTGGCTCTGCATATACTTCCGCAGGTCCCACTTCTTTACCATTCTTTTTCATAGAATATTTAGCCATGATTAACGACCTCGTTGATTAGCTGCACGAGCCATATTACGACCCATTGATTTTAGATTCGCATTTTTTACACCAGCAGATTTTTTGCCACCGTCACGACCCATTACTTTTGGGCCATCATTTGGGTAAACTTTTGCATCAGTTTTACCTTGTTTGGTGATGCCGTCTGCACCTTTTTTATAGCTCATATTAACTCCTTAAGTTATATCTACTGTTACTGTACCAAGTTGTGTGTTGCCTATCAAGTCATTTGGAGTTAATGAACTATCAAATAACCTTGCTCCGCCAACAGGGTTCCAACCCCATTGAAAAATCCTACTTCCCAGCTCTGGATTACCGAGTCCCAATGGGCCGATACCCGTTAAATTAATCTGCAATCCACTTGTGCCAGACTGTCTATAGCTAACATCAGGTCTAGGCTCCCTAACTGCTTGTGGGTCGTTTACTGGATACATACCCAACTGCAACTGCGGTTGGTCTGGATCCCAACAACTAGGACAAACCTTAATCTGGTACAGCTTAGTCTTTATGACCTCTTTCTTTAATTCCTTTAGCATGTACCGCTGAGCGCATCTGTCGCACTCGGCAATCGCATATTTCCCTGACGCATATTTTGACGGCATTCATTACCTCAATAGAACAGCTGACGTGGGACATATCTAGCAGGGGCCTTTTCACGGTCTTCGTCCGCAGCTAATTGGAATTGCTCGTCATATGCGGCTTTGAGCGCTAATACTCGTTGTCCATCTACTTCTGGCTTTTTCATAGCAATAAAATATGCCAGCCCAGCTACCATACAAGGTAGGAAACGGAACGGAATATCTTGCGTATTAATACCATCTCCAGCATCTTGGACACGACGTAAGCGATAGTACACAAACGTATATTGGTCGCCTGGAGCGTTAGGGCTCGGCCAGACGTTGATAGATGGTAGATTTTGTACGGTAATTGCAGCACCATTTAAATGAGCTGTAGCTACAGTATTTGCCTGCGCCCGATAGCAATTAACTAACTGATTGCCGTTTACATTGGCATAACCTATGGTTTCAGCCCCAATCTTAATAAAGCCTGTTGTAGCTAGATTGTAGGTAGAGCTAAGGGTAATTGTGGTATCTGTGGCTGTAATATCCCCAGCTAGCGTTACCGTTGTTGGGTTTTCTTGCCCTGACTGGCGGTTAATCCATACTTGAATTGGTCGGCCTTGTGTCAGCTTATTGGGTATGGTTATGTATGTAGACTCAGATATACGTGTGATATTTATGTCAATCTGGTTTGTAGTAGTGTTATTTGTACGTACTACGGTGTCTAATAAATCAATAGTATCTAACGGTAACGGGTAAATGGGCTGCCCCGTCTGCATTGTTATTTGCCCTTGCTCGATGGTCCACAGGTTAATACCGCGGTTAGCCCACTCGATCGTCATTAAATTTATTGAACGACGTGCTGTACGTAAGTCATATCCGGTACGAAGCTCTAATCCAGCGCGTTCAAACGCCTCCTCGACTATGTCGCTGAGTTCTAAATTAAATATCGACTGGCCTTTAGTAGTCATCAACTAACCTTTCGATACGGTTTTACTTTTGCTTTTACTTTTGCTGGCTGGGGCACGAACTGCTTTCCCTGCGCTTTTCCCGCTCGTTTTGCTCGTGTTGTTGCTGCGTACTCCTGCGGGCTTAGCGACTGGATTGCTTTTTTTGGCAGGTACCGCTCTCCGGTTTCGGACGACTTTTTTCCCGACTTGGTTGTCCACTTCTGGTCGCCCCACGACTTCAGGCTCCTTTGGGGTTTTGCTAAAGCCATTGAGTATTCTCCAAAACCATTTAATCACGATAACCGCCACCAGCAGCTTTGTATTTCTTAGCTACTAATTGTGCCTTACGAGCTGACCACTGACCTGCGCCAGTACCATGAGTTGCAGCAGATTTAACCTGAGAAACAATACGCTTACGTAATTCTGGCTTAGTATAGTTACCCGCAGCATTGACCTTACCGCCCTCTTTGTACTGAGTAAAGTCGGTATTGTCCTTACGGGCTTTCTTAACGCCCTTACCCATTTTAGACGGCATTACAGCGCCCATACCTCTGCTTGGTCTCATGCTCTTGTCTTCCCACGAATAGCGCAGCCATCGGCCCGTTTAGAGGCGCTAGATACCTTACCACCAGCTTTAAACGGTCTATCTAAACCTTTCATACCACTAAAGTCCCCACCAGCCCCGCCACCGCCCGCACGGGTGTGTCCAAAATCCTTGTTAGGCTTTCGGGCTTTATCTTTTTCTGCACGTACTTCTTCTGCAATGGCTCTTACCTTCGCTTTGGCTTCTTCAACCTTTTTGCGTTTGTTCTCGGCTTCTGAATCACCGAGGTCAAGAGTCATTTGCTCAGCCATTATGCCCTCGTTTTCCCACGGATAGCACAACCATCAGCACGCTTAGAGGCAGAAGACCTAATCATTCCACCCTTAGCCTTTTCAACAGGCTTGGCTTCTTTCATTTTTGAAGCTGCTTCCATAGGTTTTTTAACCATGGACGGTACTATGTTTTCTTTAACATAATCAACAGCTTTTCCGCCTAGTTCTTTTACCTTAGCGTACGCACGTTTAGGAAGCTCTCGGTCTTCCTCGTTTTGTTTGCGGTCAATGTCCGCTACGATTTGCTCTGGTGATTTTTCAGCCATGATTAGCAGCTCCCGCCACCAGCCATTTTAATCATCTTGCCCTTGGTGTGGCCTTTAGATACACAGCCGTCAGCACGGGTTACGCCACCGCCAGCCATTTTGTGCATACGTTGCTCATGGCCTTTAACAGCCTTAGCAGCAACTTTAGCCATCATGGGTTTGTCTTTTGACATATCTGAATGTTTCACTTTTCCACCTTTTTTCATGTAGCCCATTTTGTTACGCACTTCCGTGGGTAACTTACTTAGGCCTGGATTATCTTCGGAATCAACGGGCTTGAGTGCCATATTAGCAAGCCTTTCCACTTTTCTTTTTAGCTACGCCGCCTTTTTTCATTGGCATTGCAGCAGCTTTAGCCGGCTTCTTAGCAGCCGCCTCTTTTTTCTTTGCAATCATCTCCATAAATGGGTTTGACTTTTTCATGGTTCCACCTTCTTTAAAAGTTTTGCCTTTGTCGGCAGTTAAAAATTCCTTCCCAACTGAGGAAGGTACACCTGCTTTTTTGGCAAACTTAGGGTTCTTAGCCACAGCCGCCATGAAATTGTGTTGCTTCTTACTTACGCTTGGCACGACTAATCCAGCCTTGTACGGTTTCGGTTTCGTAAATACGAATAGCTGTCCAAATAATAGTAAATGTAGCCGCTATGGCAGGTAATATATCCACAAGTGTTCCTAACACTGTAACTAATGAAAGTCCATCCAATATGTGTTTGGAGCTTTCGCTTATGTTATTAAATGGGTCTTTCATTAGCATTTCCATCGCTTTAGTGAAGCAGCCTTACGTGTAGGGCGGCCTTTTTCATCTTTCATTGGTCCTGGCATACCCGACATACGGGCACAGAACGACTTCTTGCGAGCACCACCTTCAGGCTGTGGAGCCTTTAGATTCGAGCCAGTAGCCGCATTATACTTAGCACGACCTTTGGCGGTAAGCCCAGCGCCCTTAGACGCAGGCAACTTTTCACCACGGCCAATCGCAAGAGAAACGCCCTTCTTTTTAGCCATAAATTACAGTTACAGAAGCAACGTTATTTAAACCAACATACAAGTCTGTGCTAAAGCGAATACCTTCGCCTGGAATTAACATATAAGTTGGTGAAGAAGCAGAAGCTATAGATTGAAGCGTCAAACGAGTAGTGCCACTAGCTCCACCATCAATAAATGTAATAGCCCCAGCATTAGCTGTGCCAGTAAAATAAATGCTTTTTAGTCGCACTGGCCCCGCAACAAATGTTGCACTAGCGGTATTAGACGCCGAGCTTACGTCATATTGCATACCCATAAGGGCCTCCTAATTAGTCGTTTTCTTGGCCAGCATCAGCTACGAAATAAAGGATGCTACCCGTAACTGCACCTGCATTAGCACCAGCAGAACCTTGGGCAGAAGTAACAACAACTAAGTTAGTTGCGTTAGCAGTCAAGCCTAAGCGGGCGCCACCAGTTGCGCTAGCAACGGTAAATACTGTACGAGCAGCTACGTTACCAGCGGCAACGAAACCTTGAGGAACGTTAGTACCTAGCGTAGTGTTTTGGCCTGGACCAACGCTAATTAGTGGGGTAAACCCTATGTTAGCTGTGCAGTTACCACCTGGGGCAACAGACACAATAACTTCAGTAACAACAGCACCTGCAGGCAAAACAACTGCTGGAGCGTTAGTAGCCGAAGAAACTACTACGTTAGACGTAGCAGCTGTGTTTGCAATATAGAAAGGAGCGGCCATAACCATTGAACCAGCTGTTGCTGTACGGGTCTGATCGCCACCTGTGGAACGCCAAACGGCTGAGGTAGTTGCTAATGCCATAATAAATTGTCCTTCATACAAAGTTCAACCTATCAATCGTGTATGCGTCTGCTGGGGCAGTTTGATAGGCGGTTCACCCAGTTTCAACAATCTTACTACATTTTCAGCTTTGTGCAAGTAGTTTACACAAATAAAAAACCCCGCTTTGTGGGCGGGGTCTGTACAGCTAAGGTGCTTATTAGGCGCCTGGGCTTGCGAACATGCCGAGTGGATCCGAGAATCCAAACGAATAACGCTCACGAGACTTGTAACGTACGTTACCAGTATCGAAGTCGCCGTCCATTGAGTTAGCCAAAGGAGTACGAACAAAGTGCTTCATACCGTTTGGAACGTCAGTGGTCAGGAACCAAGCGTTGCTGTCGGTCAGGTAGTTATTAACTGTGTAACCTTCTGCAACAGAACCGTTGTTCTTGATAGCGTTGATGTCGTTGTCGTTTGTGCCAACGCGCAATTCGGTTTCGAGCAAGCGAGTTGCAACGAACTGGAGTGCAGGTGGAACAATCAACTTCTTAGGCTTAGCAGCGATGAGCAAACCGCGCTCGTCTGTCCACTGGGCGATCTGAATAACGGCGGCTTCCAAAGAAGTCTCGTTTAAGTCAGCTGCAGTAGCAGGACGGTTGCTGTTTACGCCACCAGAAACTAAAGGATGCTGAGTAGAGAACAGAGGTACGCCGTCACCACCGTTAAAGCCAGTAGTAAAACCGTTGTTCAATACAGCAGCAGCTTTAACCTGCTTGGTGTATGCCATAGCACGAGCCAAAGACTTGGTATAACGAGCTGAGAGGCTGTCATACAAGTTATCTTCGATAGCTTCTTCAGTTAAGCTGAAGCCCAAAGCAATGGTTTCGTGGTTGTAACGAGCTGTAAATGCCTCTTGTGCATTGTCGTAAGCGATGGCTGAGCCCTCGTTTTTGACTGGTGCAGCGGAGAAGCCGGACAGCTTGGTCTCTTCTTCGAACGAACGCTCAGAGGTCTCAGTTTCGTAGATCTCTTTATGCTGTTCACCGTATGTTGCATACTCCAAACCGAACAAAGCGTTTAAGCCTGGGAGCAACTCTTTCAGTAGTTGTGCGCGTGAAATAGCCATTTAATTAGCTCCTTAAGCGAAATCGTTGCCGGCAGCCAGCAAGATTTGTGGGTTGTTGAACTTCACAATAACTTCCGTGAAGGTGGTTGCATTGGTAGCTGTTGCTGGAACTACTGCAACAACGCGGACTGGCAATGCAGCAGCATTACCTGCACCAGATGCTGGAGCAGCTAAAGAAACGCCAGAGTTACCAGTAACAGTAGAACCTGTACCTTGAATCAAGGCAGCATTCGTACCAACGGCAGCAATGGTTGTACCAGAAATAGTAGAGTTACCAGCAAAGGTAACGGCTACTTTGAACTCAGCAACTGGGTCCATTACTACATAGGCAATAGCATTTGAAACCGCAGAGTTACCTGGGTAGTACTGAGCCTGAACTGTTTGTTGCTGTGAGTTAACGTACTGAACGCCCATAAACACACCATAAGTTGCGTTATTTGCTTTATCAGTTGTGGAATCGGATGTAACACCCGACTTTCTAATTGTGCCACCTGAGACTAGAACCACGTCACCGTTGAAAATGGCGGTATTGTATGTCGATGCGATAGGCAACTGTTGTGTTGCGCCAGCATATGGCATACCGTCAAAACGGTTAATTGGCTGTAAGCCGTAGGGAGCAGAAACGGTTGGATAAGCCATTTAATTCTCCTAAAAAGTTAAAATTAACTACCTTTGCCAAAGCTGGTCGAGGACTTGCTCTCTTTAAAGATTGGCATCCTTGGGTCGCTTTGACGCATTAAATTGTTATCTACAGCCTCAGTCTGTGCACGAGTTTGGTCGGCATAGTGCTTGTTGCGTTGTTCAACAAATTCATCTGGGGTTTTGCAGAGTACCAATCCGCCGATCTCAATATTGTCTTTATATCGACTACTGGGATCAACTAACATCTGGAACTGGGGTTGCTCTTCAATTCGTACTGGCTCCCAACCCTCACGCAGTTTTGCGGATAGATTGCGAGGATCAGCCTGATTAAGAGTGGCTACACGAATCCAACGATAGGAAAAACCTGGTTGCTTATCAGGTTCTGGCAAGAGCTCTGGTTGAGCCCAAGCGGTAGGACGCTCATAAGTTGTGCGGGTTTCTAGTTCACGAGTAATTCTGCTTGCAGTCATTTTTAAACCTCCAATTTTAGTACTTCACGGGAATATTGCTCAGGGCTCAGGCCCAGTTTCTTAATCAAGGCCATCTGCGACGTTTTCAGCTTCACCTGTTTGGAGGATGTGCTGCGTGTTGCCGGAGCTACTACCGTGCTAGGCTTAGTCCGCTGAGGAGTTTGATTCTCTTTAGGCTCTACCGTACTGCTGTCTCCATCTAACTCAAAGTATTCAGGAAACTTTTTGCGCATGGTTTGATCGATGCGCTTGTAATACTGGTCGGTACCAACAATATCCTTGCCGTACTCGTCCACTAATTCTTCATGTACGCCAACAGCGAAATTTGACATGGCTTTTTTGGTGCCATACCAAGGATTTTCATCCAACCAGGATTGCGTTTTGGCGTCAACTCTGGGTCGTTGTTGCTCTACTTGCTGTATTTGTACTTCATTTTCATCTTCTTGTAAAGCAGTAGGCTTAAATTGTTTTGCTTGCTGTGCTGCATAAGTAGCTTCGCTCAATTTAGATTGTGCTTCAACAACGCGGTCGGCATCACCAGACTCAAGCGCTTCTTTATATTCGCGCTTAGCCATTGTTACCTGAGTTTCTGTTTGGCTCTGTACCGTTTCAATATAGGTTTTTTCACCTGCAGAGTACTGAGCTTTGAGCTTTTTGTTCTCTTCTAGCACCCGTTTTGCCAAATCAAGGGCCTCTTGCTGCTCACGCTGGGCAGCTTCTTTAGCCCTACGCTCGTCATTCCAGACCTTTTTGTACTGCTGGAGCCGTTCTTTTTGGTCTTTAGGGGCTAATTCTGCCTCTTCTTCATCAGTAGCAGACTCAAGAACACGTACCTTTTCTGCAGGCATTGGCTCTTTATTCCGGTCTTCTGGGGGTGTATCGTCCTCGATTTCGATACTAATAGTATCGTCATCTAAGGGTTTACCCTTAGCTTCTAATTCCTGATCTTGTTCATCGGGAAACTTAAATTCGTCTCTATCCATTTTAATGCTCCTTAAGCGCGTTTAATGCCACGTGGGTCCTGAACTACGGCTTCCACTGAGTCATCGTTAATCATTCGGAATTCACGTCCATGAATCAAAAGACGTGTGCCAGCATTTGGTCTGACAATTACGAAATCACCTTGCTTGCACCAAGGTCCGTTTGGAAAACGGGTTTTGTCGTTGTAGCAGTCGGGACCTAAACTAACCACAAACAGAACAGTAGCTAGCCGCTCTTCGAAGTTAATAGTTGCGTCTGCTTTTAAGATTCCGCTTTCGTATTCTTCTTCTACTTCAGGAATAGCGCAGAGGATGCGATAACCTGATGGGTTTGGAAGTTGCTTAGCTTTGTCTTCGTCTGATGCTGTGTACTGATAACTGCCTACTATTTGTGGACTATTTGGGTTTGATCCAATTAGTATTTCACTCATCTGAATGCTCCAGGTTTTTTGCGAGGTCATTTAATTCCATCTGCGCAGTAAGAAGACCTCGAATCTTCCCACACATAAACTGGTACTCGGCATAGTCTTTGGCTGTGCCGGTTCCCAAACTTTCTTCAAGTCCCTTAAGTTGAACCTTTAGTTTTTGATCTAAAAGCTCGAGGGTTTTATCCATCATTTGTTCTCACCTTTTTTAGGGGTTTGTTGGCGACTTTGTTGCGACATTAACTGCGCCCGGGACTTAGCTAAGTCAATACCTAGTTTGGCCCCTAACTCTTGCTCTTTAGCTGCACGGTTCTTGTCATCTTGGTTTGTTTTAATTACTGCATTCATACCGGCGATCTTCTCTTGGGAAGCAATCCGATCACGCTCGATCTGAAGCTGGTCAGCTCTAGCTGCAGAGTCAGCCATGAGTTTCTTCTCTTTAATAGCAACCTCAGCCTGCTTGATCTGTAATTCTTGTTGCTGCATTTGAATGATTGGATCTTGCGCTGCTTGTTGAGCGGCTTGCGCCTGTTGCTCTTGAGTATTACGTTGTAACAACTGTTGCGCTGCAATAGCAGCCCGTTGCGAAATAGCAACTTCAAGCATCTCTGGCATCTGACGCTCTGTTGGGTCTGTCTCATCTGGGTGGAATGGCAACTCAAGATCCATCTCCATTTCCATCTGCTTGCGGTACTCGTAGGCAATGTGCTCATTAATGTGCGCTAGCATAGCTGCCTGCATGGACTGCGCTTGTGGGTTTTGCCCAACTAGCTGCATGATTTTTGGATCTTTCATCGCTGCCATATGAACTTGGATATGCGCTGGGTGATCCTGATACAAGAACGCCTTGACTGGCTTCATCATCAGAATGTTAGCGTTCTCGCTAACTGGATCTTCTGGTACCTGATCTTCTGGCAGCTTAACTAATTTTTGTGCATTCTTAATACCAAGCACATCAAGCATCTGACGATGCAGTAGTGGTAGGTTATAAAGCTGAGGTGCACCTTGGGCTAGTTGTAGAACTGCTTGGTACTGAACAATTTTCTGCGCCATGGTTGACGCATTAGGATCACTAACTGGGATGACGTCGCAGTCATCGTAGTCCGTTTTCTTCGCACGTGCAGGACCTTCGTTTGGCTCGTAGTCATACTCATCTGGTGTGTAGTCACGGATGATGTCACGTAGTAACTTAAGTTCTTCCTTGAGCGAGTAGTGGATGCGCGCCTGAACAGCAGACATGACTTTCATCGTCCGCTCTAATATAGCGAGCGTTGTACCCACTGGTGCTTGCCCTGACATATCGCTGACGTTTAAGTCAGCAGCAGATGCAAAGCGACGACCTTCTTCAATGATTTTATCTAAGAGACCAGCCAGAACTAAGCTAGGCTCTTTATATGGCAACGGCATGATGTTGTCACGCATAGTGCCACTTGGCACGTCTACATCTCGGAACTCCCCTGGGCTAATTGGGGTGTCATCGCCTTTAGTACGTAGTCCGCGAGTCTTGAATCCGCCGGGCAGGTTGCTAAGTGATCCAGCATCCACGAGCTGCCTAAGTATGGAAGTTCCCGACTTAGCAAATGCACCGATAAGATGAATGAGACCGAAACAATAGAAACCAAAACCAGGAATATAACCGTAGTGAACAAAGTGATTACGTTTTTGTTTTTTATCATCTTCAGGCCTATAGTTACGACGAATAGATAAAATCTCGCCGGAGGACTTCTCAATAGTCACGATGTACGGCAGCGCAATCCCAGTAGGCTCACCATCTTTATCCACATCTGGATACTCATCTAGGTCAAGGTCAACCTGCATCTCAAGCAGCTTGTATCTGTCGTCGGTCGATGCTCGAAAGCCCATCTTCTCAGCGATCTTCTTCTCAACTTCATCAAATGTATCGGTTGGGTCAGAGAGCTCAATATCTCTGTAGAAGCCAGCCACTTGCAACTTGCGTAGCTCGTTTTTAGTCTTGCGCATCACATGAGTAATGCGTGGTGATTGTGCTAGTGACGCTGCACCGTAAGGGACAACTAAGTCTTCTGCTGGTACAAACATCGAGACCTGGCGATCCAAGCTCGGGTCAAAATACACTTTTTTAAACGCATTACCTGAGAGGCCCAAGCCCCAGAGCATGCGCTCTGTCTCAGGTCTGTACTCTTGCATCACGTCGGTCAACTGATAGTTCATGTCATCCTGAACCCGCTCTGCTGCTGCTTTTTTCTCTGGTGTCTCTTTACCGATGATCTGTGTCTTAACGGGACCTGCGGCTGGGAAAATAGCCATGATGGTCTCAGCTTGGAACTTGACCAGCGTCTCACTTAATAG